GACGTAACATCCTTGTTGAAGCTAAGGCCGTACCCGGAACCGCTCTAGATGATGAGAATCATCTGGTCTACGATATCCTGGACCCCTGCCCTATGAGTCCCGAAGGGAAAGCATTCGATCAGCGACGGTGCATTCAATCAGATCTCACTTACAATGAACTGGTTGAGTACATCGTGCCCAAGTTCAACGCGTTCTGCGAACGTGACGAACGAGCTGTGCTGCGACTGTCTAAACTTTCACGGGAGAGCAGGTCTGCCTTAGCCAGCCGACTTGCACCTTCCCCTCCTGTAAAAGCTACCTCCCAAACGGAAACTCTTAGAGTGGAGTTGAAAGACCTCACGAAGCCCAAGAATGCAGAGATGCACAATGGGACACGTCCCCTCCTTCCCATGCCTTACCCAACACCTGTCATCCCTGAAGAAGGCTCAGATGCCGAATTCGAGGATCAAATGTATAGGTGGACGGAAAGTCATGGTACGGTCTCATTTGGATATTGTCACTGCTGTGACTACATGCGCCTCAACCACGCTTCCATTTGTTGTACCGTATCGGACGTGTGGCACCCCTTCACTGTGGGTGTCCCGATTGAAGTCTTCAGCTGCCCTGTGGTAACTGGAGCGTGTGCCCAAGACAATCACTCCCAAGTCACACGCGACTTCTTCCTCCATGATTTTGATGAAGTGACCGACTTTCATAAGTATGCCGTTCTGCAAGCACTGCAGGTGCGAGACATAATCTTGGACTTTGGTAAGTGGACCAAACAGTTCACTAACAAAGACAACAAGTTTCTTGCACGGTTTCATACTATGACTGAGAACCGGTTGCGGCTTCCTGACGACGATTCAAAACCCGTTGGCGTCTTGTGGAAAGACATGAAGAAAGTGTGGAAAGTACTTCAGTACTTCGTGAAGCACGATCTTTACCAATGGTTCGAAGCCAGTTGCCCGCCCCGGATCAACGATTACTATGCCGAAATCCAGCGTTTCGCGGACTGTAACCCCACTCCCCTGGACTACAATAGTCTACAGCGAGTGGAAATGCATGCAGGGGAAGTTGGCCACGGACATGAATATCCAGACAACGAAAAGTTGACCCTGGAAGTACTGTCCGAGGGCAAACCCGAGGTGCGCGCTGCAATCCTCGAATACCTTCCCTTCCTGCGTTTTAAGGAAATTCTCCGAAACGCCTCCCCAAAAGCCTCCCCTTCTGTGGTGTTGATGACTTTGCACGAAGCCGCGCTGCTCATCCAGCGCCAGCGTCGAACTGCTGAAGAACTCCTTCGCGAAAGTGATGCCATCTGTCCTGACAACATAGAAGCGACATCCCTCCGTGAAAGAATGGCCACCTGGATGGAGAGCGCCAAGACCAGTCCGCTGGTAAAGCGCGTCTTCCAGGGGCTCGGAGCTGCTGCGACTGCAATCGTATGCTACCGGGCCTACAAGTGGCTCACTGATAACACAGAAACTCATACCCTCTCTCAAAAAGTTGGCGAGAAAACCGAACAGGTTCGCGTGTCGATAACCCAGAATTTCTCTGGATTCGCACAGCAACTCTTATTAAGTGCTCTCGTCGAAGCGTCTGCGATAGCCGCCGGTCACTTCATTGGAGCTGCCAATATGCGAGTGAACCAGGAAAGCTTTGGATACGATGGCCGCGCCCGTTTCCTTCGACAAGGAAAGATCATTCGAGCTAGTCAACACGACTTGGAGTTTGCCCTCTCCTGTGACATGGAGAATCTTATCGACGTTTACGCCGATGAGATGGGAAAGACCCAAGATCCTGAATGGATCGAAAGATTTAAAAACGAAGCGCGCCGCCGCATTACAAAGTCCCTGGCGAAATCCGCTGAGGTGCATGGAAGTTCAGACAACCGAACGCAAGATGTCCTGGAGTATAAAGTCAAACAGAAGAACCTCTTCTTGGCCTCCCGGACTCGAACATCCGGAAAACCAGTTATTACCAACGGCTTCGGCCTGAAAGGAAAGCTGGCTCTCTTGCCCTTCCACATGTTCCACGACATGACCGACGGTGACCAAACCGAACTTACAGTGAAGGGACCAACTGGAACCTACACTGTCGCCCTAGTCATGGGTGAGACCATCCGTCGCTGCACCACAACGTTTGCAGTTGCAAGTGAAGACTTAGCAATTGTGTGGCTCGGAGCTCGTGTGCCGTCCTTTTACGACATTACGAAGTTCTTTGTAAGCGACGAGGACGTCCAATCCATGTACTCGACCAACGCAACCGTCGTTGCGGTGAACCCACATTCTTTCGCCACCACCCAGCATCTGACCTTCGCCACCCGTGACTGCCAAGCAATCACGTACGGTGACGAGTTCGCCGACTATGTACTCCCGCGTCACTGGACGTACGGGGTCTCGTCGTATCCTGGGATGTGTGGCGCCCTTGTGGCTTGCCTCAACACCCAATCCAGTGGATGCATCATGGGGATGCACACCGCCGGAATCGAAAACGAGGATCAATCATATGCTGCCATAGTTACTAAGGAGTGGCTTGCTCTGCAACTGCAGAATCTCTTCCCTAAGGAAGCCTCCCAACACTGTGGACCCATGCTATTGGATGGTCCCCTGACCCGAGGTCTGGAAAAGGACCTGAACTTCAGCGACGTGGTCTCGGAGATAGTTCCGAAATATCCCACGATCGAACCTGAAGGACAGGTCAAGCTTCACGCCTACTTGGATTCTAAGCATTCTGAGCGCGTGACTGCGAAGACCGACCTCAAACCCTCCCCCCTCTTTGATAGGGTAGTGCCCCACGAAACCGAGCCTGCCGTTCTCCATCCGAACGATCCACGACTCGAAAA